CCTTCCGTTGGATATTTCTTTTTGTTATTTTTAGTGTTTACTTCTTTGATACCTTCAGGGATTTTTAAATACAAAACACAAGAAAAGCTACTCCCTGTGTGAATGTGTGTTGGATTGTAATCATTTTCAAAAGACCGGACAAACCAAGAATTATGAATCGAAAGCCTTTCGGGTGGGGTCTTAATTTCTTCTTTTCGCTCTGCCATAAACTGCTCGTACAAGGCTTTGGTTAAATTAAACAACAAAACACCAAACGCATCAATCTCATTAAGATCACAAGTTAATTCTTGATTTACATGACCTACTAACTCTGTGGAGGCATCATGCTTTTCTTCAGTTCTTTTTTCGCAGTGAGTATTTAACTGATCAATCATTTTTTGCGGAACACTAGCTTTTAATATTCGAGGACCAAACGGTCTTAAAATATCAACTTTTATTTCGTTCATTTTCTGTTTTTTCTGTTTTTTCAACTTTTTGATGATCTTCTGCCTTCTGCTCAGGAACAATAACTTGAATCCTATATTCTGTTGGACCTAAAGAATCAATCATACTTGACCTCCTGAAAGAGTCATGGCAAGGATCTGCAGTACCTCTTGAAACCCTTTATCGAGTTTTTTAGCCAATTGAGCAAACTTTTTAGGGCTAATCTCACTTGAGCTTATGCCTCGTTTTTCTAAAAAACTTTTTGCTGCCCGTATTTCTGCTTGTGCTACTTTTTTAATCGCCACTTTCTTTGCCATAAGACAAACCTCCTAAAACTCCCAAGCCAACCGGGACATTTGATGATGACTTTTGTTTTTCAAAACGAGAACGAATATTTTTGGGATCAAAAACAACAATTTCTCTTGATTGGTCAGAGTGAGTAAAAATAACCCCATCGTGTCCTTGTTTTTTTAATTCTTGTGTAAATTGATTTGCTGCTGCCTGACCAGCTTCTTTACTTCTAATTCCACTGTTTCTAAGCATCGCCCGATCCTCTTCTGTAGCAAAATACGGATTCTTTAAATTTGCTTTTAATGGCATTACATTAGGACCAACTGGACCTTTTTTAATGTATTCCGCATAAAGAGATGCCAGCTCAGGATTATCCGTTGTGTAAACACCTTTGCCAAAGTATCCCATGTCTTTACGACCCGGATGATCTAAATCAAAACGATTTATATCATCTCGTGTTCCATGATATACGTCATATTGTTTGCTTTTTCTTACAAGCCCAAGTAAAAATCTAAATATTGGATTCATATTTAATTTTCGCTTTCGCCATTCGTTGCTCCTAATAAATTTAATGCACCTACAGGCACAACCGCCTTTAATATATTACTTGATTTTGCATCTTCAGGGTTGAACTTGCCAAATATAGACCTTACATCTTCAGGGTAAAACAATCCAACTGTTCCTGACTCATTAGTCATATACCCTCTGTATCCTTGTTCTTTCAAAATCTTTTGGATTTCCGGTTGTTCAAAAGTGCCCCAATTACCTAATTTTATGCGTTTTAGTAAAGAGTCATAGTCAGGATCATCTCCTTTTGAACTGAAAAAATTAAACAACTGTTTAGCAAGTTTTTCAGTTTGTTTGTCATTTTCATAATTAAATATTTTTCCTTTTTTTATTTTAACAGGGTAGGTTGTATAAGGTGTAGCATAATCACCTATCGGCTCCTTTAAAGCCTCTTCAATGTAATCTGGGTCCAGATCTTCTCTGTTTGATCGTGTAAGACCAAGTTTTTTAAAGTTATAATATTCCTGATCCGACATCTGAAATCTCATTGCTCTCATCATGTTTTCAGCATATTTAGGGTCTGATGTAAAGTATATGGAACCTCTCCCTTTTCTATTGGCTGCATAAAAATCAAGTGGTGATGGTTGATTGATTTTAAATTCTTCAATATCTGGCTCTGGTGAAACATGGTAATAGGTCTTTTTGCGAAAACTTTTTAAAAAGTCACCAACATTTTCAATACCTGATTTTGCTAATTTTCTAAGAACACCAGTCACAACTCACCAAGCCTTACACGACCAGTAACGTGCCTTTGTCTTTGGACCGGGATTATCGCAGTTGTGCCTAGCCCTAAAATTTTTTCTGCGACCTTTTTGATTTTTCTTAATCCGCATATTCGGATCACCAAACGTCACACGCTTAACACTATCCCCATCCATAACGTAAACCACGCTTTTCTTTTTGCCATAGCTGGTTTCCCCCTTTCTAATTCTGCGAGGATTGTTGAGCTTTACTTTCTTACCTTTGTATTCTGCCATTAGCCTTTGTGCACCTTTTGAATTTCAAAACTTGCTCTCCTGCTTGCCCCCTTGTGCGGTTTGTAACCGCCAGCAGGATTTTTCATTAGTTTATAGCTTTTGCCAGATTTCATCCAATGAAACCCCTCCGGTGCCTCCACTGTTTTTTTAGCCACGCCTTGTTCTCCTGTATGGTTTTACTTTTTGAGCAATCTTCTTCGGTTGTTTAGAAAATTGCTTTCCTTGTGCTTTTGCTTTGCGTTTTGCAGCCGTTGTTGATGCATATTCTTGTGGACTCAATTTTTTAATCGCCTTCTCAGGCAAATATCTCTCCCCGGTAATTGAGGACTTCTTGCCGGACTTGGTGGTCCATTTCTGTTTTCCCCAATCCTTGAGCGATTTTTGAGATTTCTTTAATGTCATGACTTGTAACCACCACCTGCTTTTTTATATTCTCGTGCTAATTTTTGAGCCTTCCTTGCCGACCACTGTCCGGCAGCGGTTCCCATAGACGATTCAGATTTTATCTTATTAAACAATCGTTTACGCATCGTGGGCTTGGTATAATTACCTGCTTTGTTGACCGATGATTTTTTCTTAGCTGCCATTATTACTCCTTTTGCGTCATTAATTCAATGAATCGACTAACCTCATCAACCATCTGCTGATCAACTTCTTGTTTAATGTATGGTTGCAGTAAAAATGCTCTTTGATCAGAGGAAGGATCTTTGCCTTCTCTTGATTTATAAAAATTTCTAAAAATTAATTCATTTGGCACATCAAATCGCAACCCACCTAAATATTGCCCTTGAACTTCATAAGGATATGTTCTATGTCTTGATGGATTTATCTGTCCTGAAACGTCAATATCCCCAATGGAACGACCCGATGACAATGCCCTTGTGGTTAACAAATCAGGATCAGTAATTGCTGCCCTAATTACTCCAATATGAGGAAATCCTTTTTCTCTCCACATAGTTTTATCCATCTGCTTAAAAACTTTTGCACGATCTGTCCCGGTCATTTTATCAGACATATAATCTCTTGCCTTTGGATCTAAGATACCAACCCAGTCTTTATCAACTTCTTTTTTAATAATTTTATCAAACTCTTTTGCATCTTTTTTAAAAATTTTGCTTTGAGAAATAACATCAAGAGTAACATCAGACATCATTGTAGAAAAATCACTTGCCCCTCCAGCCATTGCTGTATAAATAATTTTAGGAGTCTTTCCCTCCTCTGAAATTGCTTGGGCTTTACGAGCTATTGGATTTATTTTATCTCTATCTGATGCCCAGATCCCTGTGTCAAGAAAACGCATAAATTGATTTCCACCCTGTAAATCCACCGGGGAGCTTAATTTGTAAGGACCAATGCGAGACAGTGCACCAATGTTTGTTCTATCACCAAAAGCTGGGATTAAAACATCACCTTGAAGATCCGAAATATTAATAATTCTTTTAGGGGCAACCTTTGAAGGATCAACAGGGGTTAAATCATAATCAATGTTTTCGGGATAATCTGGCATTCTTATCTGAGAAAGCCCTGCCGGATCTAAAATTTCTCTCCTTCTTACCTCAGATGCATCTCTAGGCAAAGCCCCAGCTCTTTGCTCACGGAGGCGTTCACCTGCCATTTCAACAAGTAACCTGAGAACACCTAATTTTCTTTTATCCACGATTTTTGCCTTTGTAGCCAGAAGCGTAAACAGCTCGACCCTGCTTCTCAGCTTCTTTTCGGGTCTTATAAATCTTTCCAGATTTGCCCCATCGATAACCGTTTTTGACTTTATAAACTGGCATTATTTTATGTGCTTTTGATGTCGAAATGAGTTACGCTGCAAAGAGCGTTCTATAAATTCTATTATCTCTTTATCGGCATATCCTGATTTGTTCATTCTATCTATAAATGAGCTTAATAG